ATCCTGAATAAACAATATCTACTGATTCACCAGTAGTATCATAAACAGGAACAGGAGTTGTGTTTCCTTGAAATTTTTCACTATTTAAATTTAATGTTACTGCGTTCGTTCCCCACTTTCTTGCATAGTCTGTAAAAATTACTTGGTCACCTACAGAAGGTGAAGCTGGAAGTGTAAGAGTACAAGCATTTGAAGATGTGTCAATCCAAATACCTTGTCCAGCTGATACTGTATGAGTAGCACCTGTAACTATTGTTGATTGCCAATCAACTCCACCACCACCAACTAAACTGGCATCTATTCTTTTTAATGTACCTGCATCACTAATTAAAAATTCATCAGTATCTGCTGGTTTATCTGTTAAAGCTGTTTGACCTGTAATAACTGTTGGATCTAAATCGTCAGCAACGACAGCTTTATTAGCAGGTTTTTGTCCTATATAAGCCATCCTATGTTATCTCCATGATTGACAATGTTGCATCAATTTTAGCCGAAACTGAACAGTCAATCTTAACAACATCTGTAGTTTGCAAAACATATTTTCCACCAGATAAAAGTTCTAAAGAACTACCTGCTGGAATACTTGCATCTTTTACAACTGTAACATTTTCATTTGTTTCAGTATCAGAAGTATCAGATTCAATCTTTACTGTTGCAGTTACTGCTGATGTATGAACATTACAAAGTGTAAGTCCAACAACAACAGTTGTTGTTGAAGAAGGAACTGTATATAAAGTCAAAGCTGTACCAGCCGAACTTGGCATTGCTGCATTTGTTTTTACTTTAAAAGTATTTGCCATTTATATCCTCCTATTTATTACCCAAGAGCAATCGCTAAAGCTGTTGGATCGTCTGTAGTAAATCCTTGATTAGTCATTAATGTTACAACTCTTGATAAAGCTGCTTTTTTGTTAGTACCACCTGCACCATCATCTACTACAATTAAATCAGATGTAGTCAAGTCTGCACCTATATCACTTCCACCATCAATATCAATAGCTACTAATGGTAAAGTTCCTGTATCACCAGTTCCAATTAAAGTTCCTGTTGCTACTGGTAAAGTTACAACTGCTGATGAACCTGCTGAATGTGGTTGTGCTTGTAAAGTTTGAGCATGAGCATTATTTACTTCACAATAAAATTTAACTTTAGAAACAGCCCCTGTACTAGACCTAATATCAATATTACCATCTGTTACAGCAACACCTCCTGTACTACCATTGCCATCTAATAATACTTTACCAGATCCATTTGGTAATACAGATATATTTCCATTAGATACAGAAACAATTTCTGATATTACTGGTGATGTTAAAGTTTTGTTTGTTAAAGTTTGAACACCAGTTAAAGTTACATCTCCAACATTTGATGGTACTACGACTGTAAAAACAATATCTACTGAACCAATTGTACCTGAATTATCAGTAGTACATAAAAAGAATTTATCTGCATTAGTTGATCCTTCTTGAACAATAACCAATTGTCCAGCAAGTTCTTCAACAGTATTATAACTTGAATTTCTATTAGCAGTACCTGATGCAACAACATCATAAATACCATTTTCTGTAGCATCTGTTTGACTTTTTACTAAAACTTTATTTCCTGTAGCAAGTGTAATTCCATCTATAGTATCGCCATTTTGTAAATCTGCTGATAAATCTACATTTCCAGTTGTTGCAACTCTTGTAACAGCTCTAGTTTGTAAACCAGCAACTAAATTATCTACATAAACTTTTGTTGCAGCATCTGAATTAGAAGATGGTGTACCAAGTCCTGTAATTGTACCACCAGATATAGCTACACTATTTGCAGCTTGTGTTGATATAGTTCCTAGTCCTAATGATGATCTAGCAGTTGAACCTGACTCTGCTACCCATGTAGAACCACTACCAACTATAAAATTACCATCTGAATTTGATAAACCACCTATAGTATTTAAATTCGCATTTGATGCACCTTTTGCATCTAGTTGTGTTTGAATATTTGAACTAACACCATTTAGATGTCCGAACTCTGTATTTGAAATTGTGCCATCATGTATTTTTGTAGCATCAATAGCAGCACTAGCATTAATGTCGGCATTAACAATAGCACCATCTGTTATTTTAGCAGAAGTAATTTGTGAGTCAGCAATTTTTGCAGTTGTAATTTGAGAGTCTGCAATGTGTGCAGTATCTATACTACCATCAACATAATGTTCAGAGTTAATACTATCATCAGCTATTTTTGTACCATCTATTGCATCAGCAGCAATTTTAGCTGTTGTAACATTTGCATCTGTAATTTTAGCAGTAGTGATTTGTGCATCTGCAATATGAGCTGTGTCTATTGAACCATCTACATAGTGTTCTGAATTTATACTATCATCTGCAATTTTAGTTCCATTAACAGCATCTGCTGCAATCTTTGCAGTTGTAATAGCACTATCACTTATATTTGTTGTACCAATAATTTCTGTTGGTATAGATGAATTTGTTTTTGATAAAGCACCAATATAAACATGAGTGATTGCTTCATTAGCAAGTGAACCACTATCAAAAGTTACATTGACTGTTGTATTTGTTGAAAATGATGAACTAGCAATAGTTCCAAAAATTGTTCCTGGTGTTGATGCAGTTATTTTTATTCTTCTACCTGCATGATAAATTGAAGTTACATCTACACCTGCAATAGTAAAAGATGTACTTGATGCGTAAGCTGCTGTGTAAGCACCATCACCATCACCATATTCAATCCATTGTGCATCATTAAACCAATCTCTAGTATTTTTCATCAATGCTCTAATTGCATTGTTTAGATTAGAAGGTAACATTCCTTCTGCTGTTGAAATACCATTTAGTGATGTGTTACTAGCTTGTGTTGTTGAATAATCTTTTATATTAGTTGGCATCTATTCTCCTATAAACCATGCGAAAGCCTTATTACTTTCTTTGTTACGATCATTAATTAATGTATTAATAGCTTCTTCAATTTGTCTTTGAAAAAACTCTTGAGTTTCAAAACTATATCTAACATTATCTATATCAGTTTTTTCTGTCATCTCAATCCAATTCTTGTTGCATTTATATCAACTCCTTGTGCATTAGTCCAAACTGAACCAGTAGGTGTTGTTATTTTAATTTTAAAATATCTACCAGATTGTCTTACTGGATTATCACCACTTGTAACCATAGTAGATGATGAAGATTCTGTAGCTGTATCTGCTAATCTTTCTCTGCTTTTAATAGTAACAGTAGATGTAGCATCAACAATTGGTCTAACATTTGTTATACTACTTCTATGTCCTGGAAACAACTCTAATTCTCTAGTTTCTATAGTTCCTTCATTTTCTGTACCTGAAAATATAGCAGCTTTAAAATCACTATCTATAGCACCTAAATATAACTGACCACCATTCCAAAAATCTGTATCTAATGCAATATTGATAGCATCTAGGTTTTCAGAAATAATATCCATTAATTCTACAGTATAAGCACCTACAAACTGTGAAAATATTGTACTAGCATTTGTATCTGCTGTTGACCATTTTTGTGTAGCATAATTATAAATAATTACTTTATCACATATACCAGTTGTATTGGCAGTATTAGAAGCTGATGGATATAACCACATAGCAAGTTGATTAAATGGATCAACTGCTGCACAAATTCTATCACTAAATGCTTTGTTTAAATCTACATCAAAAAATCTATTTACTTTTTCTGCACCAATAGAAATTACTTGATCGCCATTAATTTCAAAGAAACCATCGTCTGCATAAAAAAATACTCTACGATTATCTTGACAAACAGTTCTACCTAAAACTGCACCTCTATTAGGTGATATTACTGATAATCTAAATACTGTTGAACCACCAACATAGTCCATACGAATTATTTGATTTTGCCTAAAGACATAACCAATCTCTCCTGATGTTATGTGAGTAATTTGTCCACCTGAACCTGGTAAGTCTTGCAAGTCTGATTGTTTTGTACCTGGTTGCCAAGTTGTTAAATCATTAATACCTGACCATTGAATACGATTTGAATTATTTGTGTGATTACCTGTTACAAAAAAATCTCTAACTACACCTGAAACTTTAAATACAGGGACTGTACCACTTGTGCCTATAGTAGATAAATTTGCAAAATTAGTTGATGTACCCATTTCATAATATTGAGCTGCATCTTTTCCATTACTAGCAACAATGTTTTGACCAAATTGTGTAAATGTAAAATAATCTGTATCAGCTCCTGTTAGACTAGATTTTCTTGATGTAAATGTACCACCATCTAATTGAAAAATATCTGTATTGT